ATAGTCCGATAGAACAAACATTTTTATTTTATCCACTTGACCCAAACAACTTACAAATACCAGTAAGACACGAAGTGGTGTTGGGAACAGAGTTCTTAGGTAAATATTATTATATGTCTAAGTTAAATATACAGAACTCACCAATAGCAAATACTAAACCGAACATTAGTTCTTATGCTTCTAAACCAGTTGAACCTATTCAACTTGGTAACTACTTTACGGAAAATCCAAGTGGTGCGAAAAAGTTAATCGCAAGAGAAGGTGATACAATTATACAAGGTAGATTTGGAAACTCTATTCGTTTGGGTAGTAATCAATCACAAGATTTTTTTAACTCCACAACAAATGAAGAAGACAAAAAATATATTGATTCACCAAGTGTTAAGATTGTTTCGAGAATCGATAGAACAGAATTAAATGACGATGACTTTTATTATCAAGAAGATTTAAATACTGAAAAAAATTCTATTTATTTAACAACCAATGAAGAATTAACATTTGGTTTTGGTAATAAACAAGTATTTAATCAAGACGATAAACCACAGATTACAATTCAATCAAATAGAATTGTGTTTCACGGAAGAGAAGAATTTAATGTATATTCACCGAGTATCAATTTAGGTGATGATGAAAATTTAGAACCAGGTGTTCTTGGTAATTCGTTAAAAAAATTATTAGAAGATATTTTAGATGTAATTGAAAATACCAATATTGGTGCCGGGCAAACAACACTACCAACACCATTTGCAGGTAAACTAAAAAATTTAATTAATGATAGTATTTTAAGCAATATAGTAAAGTTGAAATAGGAGTACAAATGAAGAAAAACGACTTAATAAAAATAATCGAATTAGTTGTCCGTAAAGAAATCAAAAAACAACTGAGCGAGATATTTATTAATGACAAAGAAGAAATCAAATTAGCAGAAACGATTTCTAAACCTAAACCAAAAGTCAAACAAAAACCAAAAAAACAATACACATCAAACAAAGCGTTGAACGAGGTATTGAACCAAACTAAACCATTGGGTTCATCAGGACAAACTGATGAGTATCCAACATTAGGTGGTGGTGTATTGGGTTCTGACAATATGGCAGATGTATTGGGATACGGAGACTTAGGTATGGGTGGAAACGAAGAAAGAAAACGAGAAGTCGGTGCAGTTCAAACAATCAAAAAGGCAGGTGTAAAAGTTGACCAAGTTCCAGAAGATGTAGTGAATGCATTAACTCGTGATTATTCTGGTTTGATGAAAGCAATTAACAATAAGAAAAAAGGTGAAGGAAACTTTAGACCATAATGGCAAATGTTAGAGAAATAGATAGAGATGACGACATTTATGTTGGTATAGAATTTCCATTAGATTATAGTCAAGAAGGTTTTTTTCGTAAAACAAAAACCATTAGACAACAAGTAAAATCTAATATCAGAAATTTACTATTGACTGAAAAGGGTGAAAGAGTTTTTCAACCGAACTTCGGTTCTAATTTGAAAAGTCTTTTGTTTGAACAAATAACACCAACCACTTTAGAAAATATAGAAAACAACATTAGAGAATCTTTATCTACTTGGTTACCTTATGTTAATGTGAATAATTTAGTTGCGGTTCAAGATGATAGAAATTTAAATCAAATATTAATTTCATTAGAATATTCTACCACATTAGAACCAGACGCTCTCGATACAATTACATTTACTTTTGAAGTAGGAGAATAAAATGGCGGTTGATTACAACACAAATAAAAAAGTAGTTAAAAAAGAAGTGAGTTATCTCGGTAGAGATTTCTCATCTATTAGACAAAACCTTATTGAGTTTGCGAAAACTTATTTCCCAAATCAATACAACGACTTTAATGAATCATCACCAGGTATGATGTTTATAGAAATGGCATCTTATGTTGGAGATGTATTGAATTATTATGTTGACAATCAATATAGAGAAACTTTATTGAACTACGCAGAAGAAAAGAAAAATGTTTATAATATTGCACAATCATATGGATACAAACCAAAAACAGCAGTTCCAGCATCAGTAGAATTAGAAGTTACTCAAGTCGTACCTGCTAAGGTAGGTGCAACTGATGAAGCAGATTTAGATTATGCAGGTGTGGTTTCGACCAACGGAATAGTATCATCAGATACTGGTGTGGACTTTACTTTATTAGACCAAGTTGACTTTAGAGTATCGAGTTCACTTGACCCATTAGATATTGAATTGATTCAACCACCAGGGGCTACCCCAGAACAATATTTGTTAAAGAAAAAAGTATTGGCAAAATCAGGAACAACAACTTCACAAACCTTTACATTTAATTCTGCGAAAAAGTTTGACAAGATTACACTTGGAAACACAGGAGTAACAGAAATTGTATCGATAGTTGATTCCAATGGAAACACTTGGTATGAAGTTCCTTTCTTGGCACAAGATACAGTTTTTGAAACAATAGAAAACACTTCTTTAAATGACCCAACATATTCTCAATATCAAAACGATACACCTTATATGTTGAGATTAATTAAGTCATCAAGAAGATTTATCACACGAGTAACAGAAGACGACAGAACAGAAGTTAGATTCGGAGCAGGTATTAGTGATAATCCAGATGAAGTAATTATTCCTAATCCAGACAATGTTGGTTCAGCATTAGGATTTGGTGTTTCTAAATTAGATGAGTCATTTGACCCAAGTAATTTTATGAAAACAAAAACTTATGGATTGGCACCAGCCAACACAACACTAACCGTTACTTATCGTTATGGTGGAGCAGTTGAACACAATGTCAGGGCAAACTCAATCACATCAGGTAAGAACATTACTTTTACAATTGATAGTGGTAATTTAGATTCTACAAAAGTTCAAACAGCAGAAGATAGTTTATCTTTCAATAATGTTTTACCTGCAACGGGTGGAGCATCAAAAGAAACTCTAACTGAAATAAAACAAAACGCATTAGCATATTTAAACACACAGAATCGAGCAGTAACCAGACAAGATTACATTACTCGTGTTTATTCTTTACCACAAAAATTTGGAAACATAGCAAAAGTATATATTGTTCAAGACGAACAAAACGAAACCAATACAGCGGGTGAAACAAACATCATACCGAATCCATTGGCAATGAATATGTATTTGTTAGGTTATGATGAAAATAGAAAATTAGCATCAGTAAATGATGCCGTAAAACAAAATTTAAAAATGTATTTATCACAATACAGAATATTAACCGACGCAATCAATTTAAAAAATGCTTATGTAGTGAACATTGGTGTTAGGTTTGCAATCATTACACAACGAGGATACAACAAAAGTCAAGTGTTGTTTAATTGTGTTCAAGCAGTTAAAAAACATTTTGATGTATCGAAATGGCAAATCAATCAACCAATCGTATTGAGTGATATTGCTTATCAAATATCATTAGTTGACGGAGTAGGTAGTGTAGTTCCACCAAGAACTAACAATCCAGACAATCAACTAATCGTTATTGAAAACAAAGCAACTACATCACAAGGATATGGTGGTAATGTTTATGATATTAAACAAGCAACACGAAATGGTGTTGTGTATCCTTCACTTGACCCAAGTATTTTTGAAGTCAAATATCCTAATCAAGATATATTAGGAAACGTAGTAGGAGACATTTAATGCATTATTTTATATTCGGAGATAAAGACGCAACAATATATTCAGGTGGTACAACATCATCTATCAATACTGGTGCTGATGAAATACTTGAAGTAAACAAGGTTGTTGCAGAAAATGGTTCAGTCCAAAACATTTCAAGAGCATTAATACAATTTGATTACACAGATATTTCTTCATCTATACAAGACGGAAAGATTCCTTCTACTGCAAAGTATTATTTAAATTTATATCACGCTGGTTCAGAAGAATTATTAAGAAATCAAAATCTATTCGCATATATGGTGAGTGGTAGTGATTGGACTGAGGGTAATGGTAAACTTGTCCACGACCCAGTAACGACTGACGGAGTAAGTTATCAATATAGAAACCACGACGAACAAACACCTTGGGTAACAGGTTCAGTATTGACTGACGGAGGTGCTTGGTGGACTGGAAGTCAAGGTGGACAATATTCAGTTAGTTCATCATTTAGTATGACCAAAGCAACACAAGATGTAAGAATTGATGTAACGGACTTAGTCAAGAATCATATTTACTCTTCATCATTATTTCCTAATAGAGGATTTATAATTAAACGAGAATCATTGTATACAGGTTCAAGAGATTTCTCATACAATCCAGGTAGTGATACAACAAAAGATGAAAGTAGTTCAACAAGATTAGGAAACTTAAAATTCTTTTCTACCGATACACACACAATCTATCCACCTAAGTTGGAAGTTCAATGGGACGATAGTTCTTGGGCAACAGGAAGTTTATCAGCACTAAGTTCTTCAGACTTGGAAAGATTAAAAGTTTATTTTAAAAATTTAAGACAAGAATACAAAGAGGGTTCAATCGTGAAGTTTAGAGTTGTGGGTAGAGAACTTTACCCAACAACCGCATTCTCAACCACACCATCAGAACTTACTGTAAAATATTTACCAAGTGGTTCAATATATTATTCAGTAAGAGATGCCGAAACCGAAGAAGTAATAGTTCCATTTGGAACAGGTTCAAAAATAAGTTGTGATAGTTCAGGTAATTATTTTAACTTATGGATGAACGGATTCCAAGCAGAAAGAAATTATCGTTTCTTGGTTAAAGTTGTTAGTGGTAGTGGAACAACAGACGAACAAGTAAACTTCTACGATGACAATTATGAATTTAGAGTAGTGAGGTAAATCAATGCCATACAAATCAACAGACGCAGCAGTTGAGAGTTCACCATATTACGGTCAATATAGACAACTCGAACTTGAAAGAAAACGATTAAATATTTTAAAACAAAGAACTGATTATCAATCAAATCCAAAATTCAACGAAACAATAACTCGTGATAATCGTGGATTTATTTTATCATTTGAAAATCCACTTGCTTTCGGTAAAAGAGAATCGGAAGAACAAGAAAATTTTGAATTGGTAACAATTGAATTAAAATCAAGAATCTTTTTACCAAGATATCAAAACAAAATTGATAACGAATTTAAATCATTTTAATTATGGCAGATTACGGATTAACAACGAAACAAAAAAGTAGATACTTTTCTTTAGAACAAAGAAGAACTGGATTTGGTGAATTATTATCATCAGATGTATTTGGACAAAAAGATTATGTTCATTTATTTGTTTTTGATTTAGATGATGTGTTGGTAGGTGATAGAGTGATATCACTAACTGAACTTACTAATCAAAACACACCAGACATAGACGATACTTTAAAGTTAAACATCGGTCAACATCTTAGAGATTATTTCCAATTATTTGACGGGGATTATAAAGTTACATATAAATTCTTAAGAAGAATTAGTGGTAATTCAGATGAGGACTTTTTATATGATATTAACAATAGAAGTATTTATAGTAAAGATTTACCTTTTGCAGTTCGTGATGGTGAATATTTTGTTACCGACGAAGAAGGAAATATACTTCAAGACAGACCATTAAGTTTAGAAAGTTTTTCTTACGACATAATAGATAACAATCCTTCAAGAGACGAAGTTTTAATTCAAGGTAATCCCCAACTTGATGGAGATTTACAAGAATTACTAAATAATGATTTATTTAAAATCAATACAGAATTAGTTTATAATCCACTTCGTGTTATTCAGTCATCAGAACCAAGAATAAAATTCCAAGAAGATAAATTTGAAAATCAAAGTTTTGTTTTAACAATACCAGAAAATGATATTAATGGTTTTACTAAATCAATGGAAGGTGATAGAATTGTTTTTGAAAACTTTTTTAGAGCATTGATTCCAACTCATTACAAAGGGGAATTTTTAGCAGAAAATTCAGGTAGGCGTTCAGTTGGTGGTTCTGCAACCACTAACTTATGGAAAAACTTATTAGTTCCAGGTAGTATTGATGAAACCGTAATTATCCCAACAGATGATTATATTGTTGGTGCAAATCCTAAAACAATACCTTTTATGCAAAATGTACCAAGTGCATTTGTTTCTAATCAAGTAACACCCGACATATCAAACAATCAAGGATATTTTAGAAAAGATATAATAAAAAATTTAAACATTAGTAATCTTGATATTATACCAGCAAGTATTTGGCAAACCACCGATACAGGCCCAAAGGACGGAGCGTTTAGTGGACAAGTTTCTGGTAATAATGACTTTGAATTGAAAGGCACTTTTCCGTATCGATATAGTAAACGAGATGATACCGATAACATTGACTTAGGAGGTTTGTTAAATGTTAATGAAGAATATGATTCTTCAAATTCTACAAATGTTTATATTGATTGGACTACCGAAGTATTAGATGTAATTAACAAAAACACTATACGAGTAAAAGCAAACTTAAAAGAACTTTATTATCAATTAAGAGAATTAGGATTTAAAGTTAATCAAATAGGAAACTTAGAATATAGATTCTCAAAACAAATTGAACAATTAGCTTATGATGAAATGTTTTCCGAAAACTTTTATATATTGGAACAACTAAACAATATATCGGATTACAAAACTTATTTAAAAACAATTGATAATGATTTTTATTTAATCACCAACACAAAAGAATATCGTATACCAGGGAATTCTGGATATTATTTAAAACTACAACAACCATTGGAATCACGAGTAATTGAAGACAACCAACCAGTTACAATCGTTGAAGAAATTTTATTTGATTACAATGATAATATAAGTTTGATTCCAAAACAAACTATCAATGATACATTTTTATTACCGGCAAATTTTGACGGAGTGGAAAATGAAATTATTTCTCAACCAACGGACTTTCAAAGTCACGATACATTGTTAGGAAGTAATGATGAACAAAATAGAAAACTTGAAAGACTATTGATATCAGGAAGTTTGTTAGATGTAAAACCAAACATTAATTATCAAAAAACAACAACAGATTTAACCACAGAACTTGATGATACTGGGTTCGGAAACTTCGTTCACTTTTCATCAGCAGAAAGAAGAATTAAAAACTTTAGAACGAAATTAGAATTGATTGAAGGATACACTGCAGAAAGTTCTTCTTTAACAAGTGTAACAGGTGCAACACCTAAAATTAGAAGAGTTGAAAAGAAAAGACAACGAGTAATAGATTCGTTTACACCTTATGAAGACTTTTTATATTTTGAAAGTTCATCTTATTCAAGTGGGTCTAATGGACAATTCCACGACACATCTTGGCCAAAGATGACATCAATCACACCATATAAATTAGAACACTCATCGGGTTCTACCGCAACAACTTGGTACAACAATATGATATCAAGTGCGTCATCATATGACTACAACAATCAAAACTCTTTACGAAACACATTACCAGAACATATCAATCAAGATGTATCCAATAATGTATTTTTAGAATTTATGGATATGGTTGGAGAACAATTTGATGAAACTTGGACTTATGTAAAATCACTTAGTGATATCAATGTAAGAGTTAATAATGTTTCAGAAGGTATATCAAAAGATGTATCTAAATATTATGCCGAGGCACTTGGTGTTAAATTGTTTGACGGAAATTCATTAGTTGATTTATCTGAATATTTACTCGGACAAGAAACAGACGGAACAAGTAAAAACGAATCATCAGGTGAAGCATTAACAGAAGAAATATGGAAACGAGTATTGGCAAACTTACCTTTCTTTATTAAGTCAAAAGGAACTGAAAGAGCATTAAAAGGAATTTTAAATTGTTACGGAATACCGAGTTCAGTATTAAGAGTTCGTGAGTTTGGTGGGCCTGATAAAGGAACAAGAGTAAGTTATGAAATTAAAAGAAAGTTTACCTATGCATTAGATTTTAAAGCAGGACAATATATTAAAACTGATTGGAAATCTCAAAATAATTTATATCCAAGCACCACAGAATTTAGATTTAGAACACCATATAGTGTTGGTTCATCAGGTTCAATGGTATTAGTTCAAAAGTCAGGTTCTATTGATGACGGAAGTTGGGCAATATCTTTACAAGACAATGGTGCAACAGACAATTACGGACATTTAAGGTTTAGTATTAGTGGTTCCAACGGAACAAAACAATATATTACTTCATCATTATTACCATTTTACAATGATGAAATGTGGTCAGTTATGTTAACCAGAAAATTAACATCAACTGGTGCAGAACTTTCAAGTGAAAATACAACACAGGATATAACATATGAATTAACTACAAAACAATATGATTCAACCAGACAAAGAATTATTTATTCAGACAGCGAAAGTTTCAACACAGTGGATGCGGTGCTTAACGGAACATATACTTCTTCCGGTGATTTATACATAGGTGGTAGTGGATTAG